TTTGTCGGTGCAAGACATTACGAAATTCACACACCGCCTAGCTGGACAAACGGTACAATATCGGATCGTATGAATTATCCAGATTGGCTTCAGTCGATCGCTGACTGCAATGGTGAAGATTTATGGTTGCAGGATACGTACATTGAAAACGCCAAAGTATTTCCATTAGATGATATTCGTAAAATACCGTACTTGTGTTTACCAGGCACAAATGAACCGTATCTTGAAAGTTCAATTGCGTGGATGATTGTTCACGCCTTCCTAGAAAAAATTGAAAAGATTGTAATTTGGGGTGTTGATCTGACAGCCGAAGATGAATGGGCGTATCAACGACCTAACATGGCGTACTTGATCGGAGTGTGTCGTGCAAAAGGAATGCGTATTTTAATTCCTGAAGCCTGCGCGTTGTATGAACTAAAAGAACTTGATTCACAAACATTAGACTTTTGTGATCCTGATATCCCGCGTCATCATCTTGAATACAAACTGGCATTTGAACGTGTCAAAGGTTTAGAACCGAAACGCAGAAAAGATTTGCTGACATCGTGTTTTACTGATCCGCCACGTTACGGATATTGCGCCATACCGATAACGGAATATCTTAGCAAAGGAGTAGCAGCCGAATGAGTATCACCAATAAAGGAACGTTAAGAACGGCTGTCCTTTCGGAAGTTGTGTGGGATAGTTCACTTGATACACGATGTAATGAATGGATTGATCGTGCAACAGCCGCATTAAATCGTGATTTACGTGTTAAGGATATGCTTGCTTCTACATCAGGAACATTAACAGGCAGTACCGCAACACTTGCCCAGCCATCAGATTTTTTATCTGTAGAAACATTTTTTCTGACAACGGGTGGTGGAAGTGTCATGCCATCATTCGTAACACCTACAGCACTTGAACAAGCAGTTCCGTCTGATGCAAGTGGTCAGCCGACACATATAGCCATTGTCGGAAGCAATTTTAAATTAAAACCAATACCTGACTCAAACTATGATTACACGTTATTGTATTATCAACGCATACCGGCATTGACAACAGATACAGATACAAACTGGGTTTTAGACAATCATCCAGACGCATACCTGTATGGATCGTTAGTGATGGGTGGAATTTATTTGAAAGATGACCGTATTCAGGAATGGTCAACATTATACACACGCGCCTTGCAAGGCATTCGCGGTGAATCAGATCGCGCTATGTTACCGCCTGGCAATATACAAGTATCATTGCAAACAACAGTAACATGACCATACCTATACCTCCGCAAAGTCCTCCTTGGATGTCGCAGTTAATTAATGACATCCAAAACGAAATTGATGAACGCACTGTAACGTTGATGGGCGGTAAGGCATTTAGCATAAGTGATTTACCGTCTGCTGCTGATTTTAGATACAAGTTTGTTGTTGTGTCTGATGGTGCATCAAATAAGCCTGCTGTGTATAGCGATGGAACAGTATGGCGATATCCTGATGGAGTAGCTGTATGAACGAACAGACACATAAATTTAACGCAAACATTGCAGGCATGATTGATGCTGCTGCGTTTGTTCTTGAAGGTGTTCAAAACCTTCTTAAAGAAGGTAGCGAGATTGTTGACGATAAAGGCATCAAAAAAATTGATGTACCGCCTGCTTACTTTGAAGAACTAGAAACAGCACGCGACACACTCGAACAAATTTCTAATTGGCTTATAAACAAGGATTAAGACATGGCTGACAGCACCAGTACCAGACTACTTCTGCGCCTTATGGCTACAGGCGAACAAAATAATTTATGGGGTGGATACACAAATACATCCTTACAAACAATTGGTCGTGCTGCTAAAGGCTATCAGTCTATTGCCTTAACTGGCGATAAAACGATTACACACACAAATTATTCTGCAAGCAATGAAGGTGTTGTTGCTTTTATTAAATTTACAGGAACATTATCTTCTGCCGCGAGTGTAACGTTTCCATCAACAGAAACCGTATTTGATGTATGGAACGCTGCTGGTCAGGCTGTTACTGTTAAGACATCATCGGGATCAGGTGTTGCCATACCAAATGGCACACGTATTCGTTTAGCGTGTGACGGTTCAGATTTTGTCAACACATCATCATCTAATATACCTTCAGCAACAACCATAGCTGGACAGGTTACAGTATCAGGCCAAGTAAAAGGATTAAGTTCTGGTACAGACTCAACCGATGCTTTAACTAAAGCACAAATTGAAGCTGCCATAGCTGCTGCGTCTGTATCAGGATCAAACCTTGTTCTTAATTCAGCAACAGATACAACACCGTCTTATCTGAACACAAAATTACTTGTTGGTGCAGGACTAAGCAAGACAACAAATAATGGTGGTGGTAACGAAACACTAACACTAGCATCAACAGTCACGCTTGATGGTAAGGCTAAAGTGTCAAGTAATGATACAACGCCAGGTTTTCTCAATGGAAAATTAGTTGGCGGTACAAACATTACACTTGTTGAGTCAAGTGATGGTGGTGATGAACGATTAACAGTCAATGCTAGTGTAGATGCTGACATTGAACAAGCAGCGATAGCAGTCGCAATGTCTATTTAAAGGAGTAAAAAAATGGCAACGGCATATAAAAAATTAGGTGCGGCTGATTTATCGGCAAGCACCAACACTAGTATATACGTAGTACCAAGTTCAAAAATGAGTATTGTTAACTGTACCGTGACGAATAGATCAGCGTCAGCCGTAACGTTTAGGATTGCCGTAGCAGAATCAGGCACACCTGGAAACGAAGATTATTACCAGTACGATACATCCTTGGCTGCTAATCAAAGTTTTCAACGTACTGGAATTATGATGGACACTACTAAAGTTTTAGTCGCATACGGCAGTAGTGGAGACATATCAGTTGTTGCTGATGGCATAGAAGTTGATACATAGGAGATTACAATGGGAATACACGCACCAACAACACCTGGGGTTACAATATCAAATTATCCAAATGATACATTAGATACTGATAATTGTTATCCAAGTAATTCTATGCAACCAACATTTGTAGGAGATGGAACATTTGCAGGAGATACATTAAGTACAGGCCAAATTTACGCATCAGGTTTTATTGCCCGCGCAGATTTTACGTGTGATGGCATTGCCTGCGAGAACTGGGCGGTTACTGATTCTGGTGATGATTTTGTAATGGGAATTTGGAGTAGTGATTCCACAGGGCAACCAACAACACTACAAGGTCAAACAGGCGAAGTAACCTTAGATGGGAATGCAACTATTAGAACAGCAGCAACAGCATCAGATGTAAATATAACCAAAGGATTATATTGGGTAGGTTTGGTAGTAAATGCAGCAGCACAATTTGTAGCGGAAACCGCAGGAACAAATCATAAAGCCTTTCAAACAAATTATGGAAATCCAATTTGGTCTGGTTCTAACTTTGCGGTAACTAATTATGGTATGTGTTGGTATAAGGCTTTTACCTACAACACGACCTTAACTAATGTAAGCGGAGTTTCGTGGCATACGCTTGGTCCTGCAATGGGCCTGCGCGTTAAATAGGAGATAACATGGTTGAATATGACAAAGACGGAAACGCAACATCAACATATATTGCACGATCAGGTATTTTTCCGCGCGTATTGAGTAAAACACAACTGATGGACACATGGGTTGCAAGTGGATTAGCTGGCAGTCGGTTTGGTGAAGTAATAAAAAACATTGATGCATCAAGCAACAATGATGTCTTGTACGTTAAAGAACGCTATCATGCAGCACAGACATTTACCTATGACATAACTGATTCAATGTGTGGAACGTTGGTAACGCAAAGTTTACTGACAAGCGATGAAAAAACAACATTTCTGAATGCGTGGCCTAAAGATTAATGACCTATGTAAAAATACCGCTTGCTGCGGGAGTCTTCAAAGACGAGTCACCATTAAAGGCTAAAGGTTTTTTTGTGGATGCGTCATGGGCGCGTGTGCATCGTAACGGCATGGAAACAATGGGTGGGTATGAATACGCCACAACATCAACGTTTCTAGGTATATGCAGAAAATTACGTGCATGGCAGGACAATGATGCAGGCCGTCATATTTTTGCGGGTACGCATTTACGTACATACAGTTATTCTGACGCACAAATATATGACATAACACCAGCAATTAGTCGTGGTGAATTATCAAATCCATTTACCACAAACGGAACAGATACCGTCACCGTGACTCATTCATCGCATGGCCTGGTCACAAACCAAAAAGTTAAGTTTGCAAACGCAAGTGCGGTATCAGGTGTAACTGTAGATGGTGATTATGTCATTACATACGTAGATGCCAACACCTACACAATTGTTGTGTCAAGTGCTGCAAGTGGATCGGCAACAGGCGGTGGTACAGTTGATTATACCTACTATCTTGCACCAGGTAACGAAGACGGAACAGGTGGTGCGGGCTGGGGTACAGGTACGTATGGATCAGGCACATGGGGTAGTCCATCAACAGAAACATTGTATCTGAGAACATGGTCGGCTGATCCCTGGGGTGAAACAATTTTATACAGC